ACCTTCCTCACTGATAGAGGCACCATTTTCCTTACGGAGCATTCCTTCCGGATCTACCATGAAACCCTTAGGAATTGGTTTACAAACTTCATCTGTATAGCAGTAATATGATCCTGCCTTACATTTTCCGTTTTTCTTTCCCTCTTTCATAATATTTCTAGAATTTGCTGGTTGACCAGGTTAGACTTTATTTAAATAAAGTCTCTTATTATTTAGCAATCATTAAACATTGATCCCACAGTAGATCCTGCAGATGACCCTGCTTTTTGACCTAAGAGTAGTGCCCAACCCGATACTAACCACCCAACATAAGGAATACCAGCAACAGCAGGGACAACAAGCCCAGCACTAATTGCTGTCCCTGCCATTGCACCTTGTGACCGTGCTCCAGCGTCCGCCACGATGCACTCTATGTCTTCTGCAGACTTTCCCTCGCTGTCTAATACAGCACCTCCTAGGTTCCTAGTACCATCCATAGTAAATTGATCTGTTCTATGCTCTCTACGTCGAGTAGTTTGATTGCCACCAAAGAATCCTTTTTTATCTTGATCAAGTTGAAGTGATCTTTCCGAATTCAAAATTGCAGGATCATTTGCTCTAAACTTAATATTATATCCGTCTCTAGTTGCTTCTACTTCATATGAAGAGTAGTCCCCCTCAGGAAAATTGATAACAGGATACTCTGGTTTTGTTGAATTTAATAAATGACCAAGAATGCCAATGTGCGCGATACCAACAACCACTCCTAATGCCAGAGCTATATTTTTAGTCTTTGATCCTTTATTAGTTGGTGTTGTCATTATCAGTTACCAATTTTGTAATATTTTATTAAATTAATATAATTATATAGAAAATTAAACTTTTGTTAATATTTTAGATATTTTGAAAACTGTAGATGAACTGAATGCTGGTGTTGCTCTTACGCGAACATTTCCTGAGTTAATATCTGCATCAAATGTTGCAAGTGTGGATCCTGTTTTTATAGTTCCAAATTCTGCCATATAAACATCCGTTCCATCATGCAATACGTTCAAAGTTGTTACATGGTATAAAGATCCTCTTGTTATTTGTATTTGATATTGCGAAGATCTAAAGATAGATGCATCGAAAGTATCGATATTAGACTCGGATGTTGTTGTGGTTGTTGCTGTAGCAGCGTCAATTTTTATTATTGTAGTTATGCTTCCAGCACCAATTTCTAAACCACTTCTAGCGGTTGCAACTCCAATTGAATCCAAATATTCAACATCATCATAAGTTATTGTACCACCAACACTTAAGTTTCCTGTAAGAGTAAGATTAACTCCAGTTGCACCAGGTGCTAATGTTGAAGCTTCTCCAGTGCCAGAAAGTGCTGTACTAGCAATTCCTACCCATTGTATTCCATTGTATATAAGAAGATTATTTGCAGATAAACCAGTAGTTCGTATACCTACATCTTCTAAATCATCTAGACGGACTGCACCACCTCCACCAATAGATGAAAGTTGAACTTGAATTCTATTAATGAAAAGTCTATAATGATCTTGAAGTTGCTTCAGAGTCACATAGTTTTGATCTAATGGTGTAAGAGGATCTGAAGTTTTTGTACCAGAACTACCTATTGTAATTGGAGAGTCTTCTGTTAGAAGTGTTTTTTCACTAAACTTTGACAGCACATCTTCAATATGATTTACCTTCTCAATAAGATCTTGATTTTTCTTTTCAATTGAATCAATATGAAGCTTACTGATTACATCTTGAACTTCTTCTTTGATACTTTCAATATGCTTATTTTGGTTTTTGATATGAACTTCGTTAGTATTCAGATTAACTTCGAGGTCTTTAATCTGTTCGACTAATTCTTCTTCAAATTTATAAACTTCTTTTTTTAATTTTTCATGATACGCAGAAGTACTGATATCTAAATTAGATTGAAGTTCAAGAACATCTTGTACAGTAGTTTCCTCTATAGTTTCAAGTTTTTTAGCAAAATCTTCCAATCTATTTGAAAAATTTATTAACTTTTTGTCTTCGGTAACTTCTCTTTTTTTAGAATCTTTGCATAATCTTGCATAAGAATCAAAAATTTCTCCAGTTTGATTTTTTGATTCTTGAATACTTATTTGAACTTTTTCTAAAAGAGAATCTATATCTGTTTCTTTAAGATTATTAATTTTAGAAAGATTTTCAATTTGCTCAGTGAGAGTATTGACTCTAGTTAAAACAGATTTTTCTAATTCTTTAACTTCTTCCTCGGACTTTAATTTATTTTCCACCAGCATTTTGCTGTATTTTGGAATTTCAATATCAGTGAATTCTTTTACAGTAAAATTTAACTCTTTCAATCTTTCCTGATAGGTTTGATTGACAAAATTAATTTTTTCATCAAAAATATTTTGAGCTTTAGTAAGTTTTTCTTCTGTCCTAATTTCTGTTTCGGCAAAAAACTTTTTATATTCTGGAAGATCTTTTTCTAGTATGCCATTCACAGTTGATGAAATATCAAATACTTCTTCTTTTATAGAAGACAGTTTATCATCATTTAGAACTTCAACATTTCCTATAATTGTTTTTAATTCTTCATTAACATTTTCGTTAAGATTTTTAAAAGAAGACTCTATATTTGATTTAAAATTTAAAAATCTTCCATCAGTTCTAATTTCAGATTCTGAAATTAATTTTTTATACTCCGGAACTTCTACATTTATAAACCCATTTACCATCTCAGATAATTCTGAGAAATCATTACTTATACGATCTGTAACATCTTTATTAACTCCAGATATTTTGTTTTCTATTTTTTCTATAGATTCTTCAACAAAGAAAAGATGTGCCATCATGGCATCGTCTAAATCTCCTTTTTTTGCAACGTGTTTAATATCTTCTTTTAATTCACCAATCTCTTTAGATATAGTTTCTACTTTATTGAGGTTTTCTTTAAAACTATCAAAAGTTGATGAGAAATCTGTAAGTGATTGAATATGATTCAGGTTACTTTTAAAAGCATCAAAAGCCTCTGAGATTTTTTCAATCTTCTCTGGTTTTGAAGAAGAAAGTTCCTCTTTTAGAGAATCGAAAGAACTCTCCTTTTCATCTTTGATATAAAAGTCAGAAGGCTTCTTTAGTGCCACTTAATATTACCCCAGTTATAGTTATATTTATTTTTTATTTTTTCTCTATATCCCCGTTCTGAGATTTGAGAAATTTTGATAAATCAGAAGTAGATCCAACAAATAGTGCATTAGTTACACTAGTTGGACCTTTTACAGATTCTTCTTTAACATCTTTTAGTTTTTTTTGCAAATCTAGCAATTTATCAGTTGCATCAGCTACATTTTTTATAAGTTGTCCAGCAACTTCATATGCCCTAGGCATCTCACTCTCTTGAGCTAATTCAAGAATTCCATTAATTGCTTCTTGACCTTTTTCAATTATAGAGTATAAGTTTCCTCTTGTGTATTCATAATCCTTTTCAATATCATTTTTGCTGTGCTCTATTTTTTTTGCTAGACTCTTTGATTCTTTCTCTACAGAAACAATTTCAGTCTCTACATTAAATACACTATCCAAACTATCGTAATTTTTTGTCATATTCATGTAATTGATCCACTAAATCCAAAATCATCTCCAAACTCTACAAGATCACTATCTTCTCTAGCAGTATAATCAATACCTTTGATTTCATCACCTCTTAAATGACTAGAAATTGTAGTTCCATCCTTTCCTCTTTCAACGGTAATTTTATTTCCAGTAATTTTTGTAACAAACATTTCTTCTCCACCAACATCAATATATTTTTTAGAGATGATTGAAGATCCACTATCAACATTAAAGGATAAGTCTGTGGCATTTAGATCATCTGTAAGATTAGTAACGACATCTCCTGTATAATCTTTTATAGCTCTTGGACTTGCGCTGTAAGTAAGATTTCTAACTGCATTATTACTATCTCCAGCATAGTATGTGACAGATGCTTTCTTGACAATATTTGAAGTAGCAGAAGATATTGGTCCAAACAAATAAGTTTTTGCAGTAAATCTGAAGGTGTATAATAATACTCTACGTGAAGTAAAATCTCCCTCATAATCATCTTGCATAGTTATATTTTCCAATATAACAGGAATATCTCTTTTTTCGTTAATAGATCCGACTAAATTTACTGAGAGATTATATGCTGGTTGAAAATATGGTAAAATTTGTTCTACTATTTGAAGAGCATCATCATTTAATTTAGCCATGATGCTAAGTTCAAACTGCAAGTTATATGGAACTGGCATGTATGCTTTTTTGATCTCACTATTATCTGTGGGATCTTTTGTTATAAATTGTTGAGTAGTGGTTACTTTTCTAGTTTGATCATAAGTTAACCCAGTAAATTCAAAGGACATGCGCGGTAAAGAAATCGCAGTCGATTTATTTAAATCTGGGGATTGTTCCAACCTAGCTAGAAACTTTTGAGTTGGTCCATATGCAAGAGGAACTTTGAAAGAACTTATAGTATTATCCGACGCATCAGTATGTTGAATTTCCAATCCATTAAAAAGAGTGCCAAAAGAAATAATGGTCCTCCTTAAAATTTCGTTATAAAAATACTCAAACATTTTTAGATACCTGTTATACTATATTTAGGGCATACCAAACGGATTAGATTCGCTGAAATCTAATATAGCGTCGGCCTCAGTTTCAAATCCATCATTATCCTCATAACCAGTGTCTCCTGGTCCCTCATCAATAATCCTAATTATACTAGATGCACCAGAAGAAGATCCGGTAATTGTTTCACCCCTCAAGAATGTTCCACTGACATCATACACATCCAATTCGACCGTTTCAGCATTCCATTCCCTAACCCTAGCAGTTGATCCAGAAGTTCCGCCAGTAATTGTTTCATTGAATATGAAATTGCCGGATGAAGAACTCCCTGGAATTTCGAAAGAAATTATTGGTGGTACTGTATATCCAGCACCGGCATTTGTTATGTAAACCGCTGAAACAGTTCCTGCTGCACTTACAATCGCTGTTGCAGCAGCAGAGACAGTAGATATCCCGGTGAAGGTAATTGTAGGTGCTGTAGTGTATCCTGAACCCCCTCCAGTGACTGTAACAATACCGATCGCGCCATGGTTAGTAAGGATCGATGTTCCTGCAGCACCAGATCCTTTTCCATCAGTATTGTTAGTGATGAATTGTATTGTTGGTGCTGAAGTATATCCAGAACCTGGATTTATAAGGGGGGCACTCTGAACAACTAATTTATTACCAGGATCAGCTGCACCACTACAAACAACTATACCTCCCAAAGTGAATGCTGAGGCAATACCAGTTACTCCACCAGCTGGTGCAGATGATATACCAACTTTTGGTCTAAAGAGGTAATTATTACCTCTATTTGTAATATTAATAAATCTGATTGCTCCGTCTACAACTGTTGTTACTGCAGATGCAGAAGTGGCAGTTCCGACTAATGTAAATTTTTGAATACCAATTCCTTGGAAAATAATATCTCCATCTGCTCCTTCAATCCCTTCTAAAGTATCATCAATTTCATCAACTCCAGTATCAATAACTTCATCCTCAATACGGAACAATTCACATCTTAACTCATAGACATAATTTTTTTGTAGTTGATAGAATGGTTTTTCGTGCTCAACATATTTTATCTCAAATAAACGATCTCCAAGAGGAAAATAAATTAAATCACCCTCTTTTGGTCTAGTTGAAAGTTTAGTATTACTCTCATTCTTCATCAATGGAGATATATAAGTTTCAAACCTTTCCTTTGAAATAATTAAAGTTATTTCATTAGTTTGCTGTATTCCAAATTTTGAAAGTATACTTGAATTATCTCCATATCCATCAAAATTTTCAATATAAGCTTCAATCGGATATGCATCATCAAACTTTGATTCAATAACTTCTTTCATCAAAGTTTTTTCAGTCATGTATTTGCGAGGCATATAATGAACCTCTACACCATACATTCTTAGTTGTTCATTAATTATATCCTGAACAAGACTTTGCTCTCCGGAAGAACCTTGTTGAAAAAATGGATTTAACATAATTTTCTAACCGATCATGTCAAAAGGTGGAAGTTCATATGTATTTGACATTTGCTCTCTAATAACTTCTAGATCTTTCATTCCATCATCGTAAATTTGCCTTCCATTCAATTCAGTTCCTCCTGGAAGTTTTACTCCTTGGAATTTAATTAAATTTTGACCCCACTGCTTTTTAATTAGAGCAGTCAAATATCTCTTCAGAAAAGAATCATTATAGACTCTTGAATAATCCGAAGGATCTATAATTCTGTAGCAATCAAGAACGAAATAATCATCTTTTGAAACACTAGCCCAATCAATATCCAAATATAATCTATCTTGTCTTTGGTTAAATCTTATTTGCTTCTCAGTATTTAGCATGAAATCAAGATCTGCTAAGTATCTCTTAGTCATACCAAAACTGAGTACTTCAGTTGATCCTAATCCATAAATGTCATTTAAGAAAATTTGATATTTAACACTAAACATATTATTTGTTGTAGTGTTAGATCCATCAAAACGAAAAATTTTAGTTATACCAATAACAGAAGGTGGAACTTTAATATAATTATTATTTTCGGTGTAACTGAATTGAGTTGTAATTCCAACACTTTCCGAAACTGTTGTAGTTGTTATACCACTTACACCAGGAGTGCCTGGTCCTTTACCTCTATTAATATCATCTTCAGTAACTTTATAATGTAAAAATGTTTGCAATACACCATCAAAGTGTCTTTCGTGAAAATACTGAATAGCATCATCCACCAGATCCTCGACCTGCTCATCTGCAACATTAATTTCTAATACTGGGGCACCGAGTTGCCTCTTACAGTAGGTAATCAGTTCTTGTCGGGTAGATGGTTGTGCCATTTACAATATATTACCTTTTTTATATTTATAGAGAAGATATAGACGAAACTCCTGGACGCACAAGAATGTTTCCATTTACTAGTGAATAATATGTGCTTCCGGAACTAATAATTACATCATAGACATATCTACCTTCATTTATATTTTTTGTTTGAGTTCCTCCAAGAGAAATCTGAACTCTTCCATCAACTGCACTTGTAAATCCAACAGCAAATGTAGCCGTTGGAAATGCGGTAGATCCAATAGAAACACTTTTTGTCATTTGAGATGATCCAGAATATCCCTCAAGATTAAATGAAGTATTTGATGTTCCTACAATTTCAAAGTTTCCTTCAAAATTTGCACCACCAAGCATTGTAAAATTTGCGGAATATGATGCTCCAGCATCCGGATCAAATGTTATTTTTTTAGTTGTCATTTGAAATACCTATCATCTGCATAGTCTCTTGTTGTTTATAATATAATTTACAAAATGATTTTGCAATATTTCTAATAGTCTCAAGATCATTACAATCATCTATCTCAGCGGCTATCTTTTGATATGCGAAACTCTTAGATAAATTTGTAAGTTCAATAGTATCAGGATCCATTTGCAATACTCCTTAATAAAGTTTTAATTTCATTTAAATCATCCTTCATACTAGCAACATCATTTTCAAGTTTTTTTACCTTTTCTATCTCACCGCTTTTTACATTACGGCGAGACATATATTCGGTATATTGTGATGTGCTAGTATTAACAATCAAATTTGTATCAGTGTCTCTAACTAAATGGGTTTGCCCCTTAACTTTATGTTTCATATTATGCAGTAGCAATAACTCTCAAATCCCTCATTCTTGGTGGATAAGTTTGATCAGAACTTGTCAATAGAATTTTAATTCTAAATGATTTGAATGATGGAAGATCATCTGCAGTAAATGTATACTCTCTAAAGTCTAAGTCTTGAGAAGCAAATCCTGAAACATCAGAAACCGCATTGAAAGTATCTGATTTACCATTACTATCCTCAAGAGCAATAATCTCACTACGATCATTTAAATTATCAAATCCTGGGAATGGAACGAATATTGGATCAAAGTTGGAAGATTCGCTGATAGCATAGAAAGCCCTAATGTCAGAGTAATTATTAATATGTGCATCAAGTACAATTTTGAGAGAAGATGCAGGATTTTCTAAAGTATTTTCTTTAGAAACATATTGGCAAGAAGTGGGATCCTCAGTTATACTATTGACTCTATTATCAATTGCATAATTTGAAATTGGAGAATCAACTCTATTTGATGTAAGAATGGCACTCATTCTTTGTGTGTCAATGACAGGTGATACAAATTCATTTTGAGTAGTTAACTCAAGAGAAATATTCAAAGAACGATCTCCTGGAAGTTCTTGAGTTGATGCGTTTGATGTTTCGTTAATTCTAGAAGCAATAATTCTAGGTGATGTAAGATAGTTGCTAGTATTTAAAGCAAGTGCTTCTACATCTTGAACAACGAATGGTAGATCTGCTCCAGTTCCAGAACCATCATTTAAACTAGTACCTGAAATAGATTTCAATGTAGCATTAATGTTTGTTCCTGGTAAAGTTAAGTTTTGAATCTGTGGAGTGATGATTTCATACTGCATGTTTTGAGTTGCTTTAACTTCAAATCCACCAGTTGATTTGGTTTGATTAAAGTAAAGAATTGGGAAACTTTCTCCAGTTGTTCTAGCAATTCCAGATGTTCCCATATCAACTTTGACATTATATGAATCAAATGATATTGGATTTGATGTAGTTACATCACTTAAAGAATGTTCTTTGTTAATTCTTCTTAAAGAAACTCCACCAAGTTCGTACTTGTAAACAGCAGTTCCAGCTGGATAGTTTCTTGCTGATGTACCATCAATTTTTCTAACAATTCCACCAAGTGTATTTGCAGAAGTCTCTGTATATGAGACGATCTCATCACCAATTATGAGATATCCAGCATTAGTTGTACCAACACCGACACTTTCAAAAGATCCAAATTCAGAGTTATCATCAATACTAATATCTGCAGAAGATGCTGAATCATATGCAACAGACAGTTTTGTCGGTTGAACATCTGGTTCTATATCAGAAATGATCACTTTGTTTGTTTCATGATGCATTCCATGATTTTTATGATCAACGGAAATGTGAAGACCATCAGAGATTGATACGATTGAACTGATCAGAACATTAGCACCAGTACCATTAAGAGTAGTTCCAACTCCAACACTGTTAATAAATCTAACAGTGTTTCCTGCACCTGTAATAAAATCACCTTGGACATTATCCAAAATTAATTGGTTTGTAGAGCCAATCGATGTTACAGAGAATCTAGCATTTCTTCCGACTTCTTGATTACCAAGACCTCCAGAAATTTCAAGAACATCGCCAACTGAATATCCTGTTCCGCCAGAATTTACAGTAGCAGCAATTGCAACACCATTATTAATGTGAATGTTTGCTGTTAGATTTAGTCCACTTCCTGTAATATTATTCAAAGCAACATTATTAAAACCTAAACTACCAGATGCTGGAGTAAACCCAATACCAGAATTAATAAGAGTCAAAGAACCTGTTCCAGATC